ATCGTGTTAACTGCTATAGCGAGTGCGTGAAGATATTCGCCGTGGTATTTTTCGTGGTTATGTGTAAACTCTCTTCTTACCCAGCATTTAAAGTGCGGGATATTGCTGATGAGGTGTGACACTTACTTTTTCTTTTTTCTAGTAGTTTTGCGTTTTGCTCCGCCTTTTGACATTTTACGTTTCATGCCACCTTTTGACATTTTACGTTTGGCGTTCATTTTGCTTCTTTTCATTACCATGGTATTAACCCCATTTTTTAGTTTTAGTTCCGCCCCAGTATTCTACAGCATGCCCTTCTGATATAAGTTTTTGACATATATCTTCACCATCTGCTGTGTACGGAATACCGAGTATTCTTCCGTACTTTCCTTTTCCCAGTGATTTAACCTTAAATGTTCCAGTACAAAGTTCAATAAGTCTGTCTTTAGCTTTTAGACCGAGTGCTTTTTCTGCTAGGTTTCTTGTTCTAGATTCTGGTGTATCTATACCAGCTAACCTGACTCTCTGTTTGTTTAACTTGACATCAAAACCGAGATCTAAAACACAGTCAAACGTGTCTCCGTCTATCACTCTATCTAGTGTAGCTCTGTATACAAACTCATCTGGTGAATCGCTCATGAGTATTTAGTTGTCTTTCTACGTTTAGACATAACCGCACCACATCCTTTGTGCTTTGATTTTTTTACTTTAGTTTTAGCCACCGTTTCTGCTTCTTCTACGGTTTGCATTGCCTGCTAAAAATTCTCCGCCACCTTTCATCATTTTAAAATCAGCACCAGATATTTTACCATCTTTATTTTTATCTAGTTTTTTCTGATCGCCATGAAGTCCACCGTGCGATTTTTTAGCAGTTTTTGCTGCATCTTTAAAGTTTTGTTCTGTTGGTGCGCCTTTAGCACCTTTTTTACGCATCTTTTCTCCAGAGCCTGCTTCTATACGTTTACGTTTTGCGTTTATGTTTGCATATAATCCTGGTTTTGCCATTATCTTACTCCGCTAGGGCTAGTGTTAAATTTTGTGCCTTTAGTTGCTGCGCCTTTACCTTGAACAGTTGTTTGACCTTGACCAAAAATATCACTGTTACTTTTAGTTAAAACCGTTGTGCCTTTAACTGGTTTAGATAGATCTATTCTATCTGGAGCAGGAAAACTAACTTTTTTGTATTTAGTTGTATCTTTCATTTATTCACCTTTTGTATTTGTATCTGCTGATCTGACATCTTTTAATATCTGACCATAAGTTTTATTATTGTCACTTTGAGCTTTAAGTAAAGCTTCTTCTCTATCTTGAGCCACTTTCATTTCTGCTATTGCCTCTTGAGATTCTATTTTAGCTATATCCACCTGACTTCGTAAAGTATCTGCTTGAGCTCTTTGTGCTATTTCTTCACGTTTGAGTTCTACGACAGGATCGATCTGCGCATTTTGTTGCGCTTCTACTAGAGCTTGTTGTTGACCAGTTACTTGTTGTGTAGCATTAGCAGCAGCAAGTGCTATCTCGTTCATTACTTGTGGATCTTGTATTTGCTCAAGTGGTGGAAGTTGTTGACCTAACGCTTGTTCTATTTGTTGTTTATAAACCATAGAAGTATGTTCTTGTATGTTGGCTTGTATTGCCTGTAAAGATACTGGGTTTTGCTGCATCATAGGATTCTGTAAGAAAGCTGTGTGTGCAGTTATGTAAGCATCGTGGTTCTGGAACTCAAAAGCTTTTATAGGTTGTCCCATAATTGCTGCTTGTTGTTCACTTACTGGATCTCTAGGCGGTACTTCTTCTTGAGGGGGTAAAAGTAGTTCTATGTTTTTTACTTCTAGGGCTTCGTACATTCTTTTATACGCTTCACGCAGATTATGTATTTGCGGTGCTGCTTGTGCCATCTGTAGTTCTTGTTGAGCTAACATCACACGTTGAGCCATACTAAATATATTAGGGTCACTGACTGGAATAATATCTACACGATCATCAAAGTCTGATTGTTTGATTTCAGAAGGTGCGCCCTCCACCGCATAGGGATATGACGATGGCAATGATCTAGAGAAAACTCCAGCCAGTAATCTAAATTCTTTCTTTTGTGCATAGTGTAAACGTTTATGTATAGCGGACATAACTTTAGTACCACGCTCTAACATAGCTACAGTGGTGCCTACTGGTAGTTGTTGACTACCTATATCACCTACTTGCATGTCTGCTATGTTTGCAAACCTTCTACCTGAGTCAATAAGTACACCTAATAATTGACTAAGTACGTTGCTTGGCTCTTTATACGGTAAAGGCATCAAGGCATCACGTATTGTGCCTCCTGGAACATCAACATCCCTAAATTCTCCAGGTCTGAGTGGTTCATCTTCACCTTGTACACGCATACCACGTGCTTTAAACCCTGCTGGTAGGTTACTTAGCGTTCCAGCGTCGATTAATTGTCTTAAAATAGAAGTTGCGGACTTAGTTAGCCCACCAATCATGTGAATTAAGCCAAAACCGTAAAAACCTAGTCCTGGAAGGAACTTATAGTGTATAAAATACTCTTTTTTACGGAATAATTCGTCTTCCATAGCCCAATTTCGCCTTATTGCGAGTATTTCACCTGAATCTTCAAGGATAGTTACTATATAAGGTACACCATATTCGTATTCATCAACCCCTTCGAGCTCTAAATCAACGTGTACCTCTAATAAAGTGTATTCATTGTAATCACTTGTCGGTCTACTGAGCCCTTGTAACTCATCAAGCTTGTCTTTTGCTTCGTTATAGTCAGGTTCACCAGCTGAACCAATGTCAAAATCACGGTAAACACCACTTAATTGCATTTTTCTGATGTCATTACCTGTCATTGTGATGACATGTGTTGTTCTTGGGCTAGTTTCTAAGTTAGTTGTGTCATAACTTACGACTAAATTCTCTGCTTTTACAAATGCAGATGTAGCTCTGCCTAATAATGAGTCAAAGTATACTTTCTTGAATGCGCTACCAGCCAATGGTAGATAAAATAACAGACTATCCATATCTGGATCATATTCTTCCATAACTTCTGTTATCTGGTAGTTCATATATTCCTTGACACGTTTGCACTGTGCTTCTATTTCAGGATTGTCAAGTCCTACCATTTTTGTACTCACGGGTCCATTGGCTGGTAGCAATTCTTTATAGGCTTGTGCCTGAAATTGAGTTGCTGCTTCCGCAAGTAAAGGGTGAGTAACTCCACTTGCTCCTGGGAATGGTGTATCACGTTCTTCTGATTTTATACCTAATAAATCTAAACCATCAGAAAAAGTTTGTAACCATTCATCACGTGATTCTTTATCTTCTTCGAACGCTGCGATAAGTTCACCTGATATTTCACCAAGTTCACTCGGATCTAAAACTAAAGCAAGGTTTGAGTTGTGTTCTGTTTCTAATGCTTCCGTATCATCAACAGGCAACATCTCACCATTAGTTCCTACTTGAAATTCTACACCGCCATCTTCATTAGCTTCTTCTAATTCTACAACTAATTCTTCCTCTGACGTTATAGGGTTTTCCTTTTTAGGATATCTTTGTGCTTCTATCGCCATGGTTCTCCTTTATAGGTTATCAATAATAACTTATTTTCTTCCGATATAAAACTTCTTCTTCGTAATCACTTGGTAGTTGTACAAAGCCACCTTGTCTAAATCTCATTAACGCTTGTGTAGTTGAGTCTACTAAGTCGTCGTGATCTCCTGCTGGGAATGCCGCACATTCTTCTATTACATCTTTTGCCCAGTTAGTGTCAGGATACCAAACCATGCCAGACTCGAACAATGGAGCACAAGCATTGACCCTTGCTACCTTGTCGTTGCCTTTTGATGGCGTGTAGTTTTGTACAGGTATACCTACGTTCCGCAGTTCTTGTGTCAAAGGCATACCGCTCGCTTTGCCTTCTATGATCACTACGTCAGGTTCCCAGTGTTCATACTGCTTGAAGGCTTGCCCTTTCAGTTCAGGAAAGTTGTACTTACCTTTTACTACATCTAATAATATGATATGTGGAGCATCGCCGTTGTATATTTCTTCACCACCTAGTCGACCTTCTGGATAAAATACACCCCATGTTGTAATAGCTGAGTAGTCCGCCAGCTCTGATTTTAAAAACGCAGTATCGTAACTTTGTATAATATAATCACAGGCAGGTGGTTTATCGTTTGGCCATTCTTTCCACCACTCCCGTTTTATAAGTGCGCCTTCTTCTGATGAAGGGTTCTGCATATATTGTGCGTGCCACTTTGGTCCACCTCTTAGGGAAGCTTTTACACTTTCCATTTCTTCTAGTGACCAGTACTCTGGCCATAGTGGATTACCACTGGGCAAAATAGCAGGGAGCTCGATAAGTTCCCACTGATCCGCTTTAGGATCGCGAGCTGCGTCTTTGAGTAATCTACCTGTTAAGTCGTTGACGTTCCATCGCGTCATGACTATGACGATGCTGCCTCCAGGTTGTAGACGCTGTCTTGGTCCAGAAGTATACCACTCGTATACATCGTCCATGGACTTTGGGTTAAGGGCATCTTGCTCTGAGTGGGGGTCATCAATAATAAATAGATCCGCACCACGTCCAGCTAACGCACCACCCACACCAGCTGCATAATATTCACCTTTAAGTTTAGGGTTACGTTTATCTTGTGTTTCCCATTTACCTGCTGCCTTACTATCTGGATTAATAAGTACGTTGTCGAATATCTTTTCGTAATCTTCCATTAACATAAGGTCACGAATCTTTCTACCAAATTTTACAGCAAGGTCTGCGGTGTGAGTTGCTTGTAGTATTTTGAGCGACGGATTACGACCCACGAGATATGCAGGAAAGTAGTGAGACGCAAACTCAGACTTCGTGTGCCTTGGTGGCATGTTTATAATAAGTCTTTTTATTTTACCGTCGGCTATACGGTCAAAGGCTTCTGCCATTTGTTTATGATGAGCACCTTCCACGAACGATGGCCACTGGGTTTTGACAAAAGATAGAAACTTAGATTGCGCACCTTCTACTCTTTTGAGTTCTTCTAACCTTTCTGATAGTTCTAGGTGTTCTTTTAAAACATCTTCGGGTAGTTGTTCAAGCTCGGGGCGAATAGTCATGCAGCGATCTAATACTTGAGATTCATTAATGGCTTACGGACAGCACCACCACGGTTAAAAACTAAAGTCTTAAATATTTCTTTTAGTTCTGGTGTCATTTCTATTTCTAAAAACTCGTTGTAGTTTTCGTCTTCTATTACTTTAGCATTTAACTTAATTCCGTATTCACCTTCTATACGTTTGATTCCTTTTTCCGTAAATTTTTTATAATCTTTAGCTAGAGCTTTAGCTGTCGGGGATGGGTATAATGATCCTTTTCCTCTTAAAGAGTCATCAAAATCTATGTCTCTTGCACGTGGCGGCAATAAGACGTCACCTGTTTGGTTAGCTAAAGCATAATCATTAATAGGAAAACGTACTACGTCCGCACCTTTTTCTACCGCTTCATTTAGTGCTGTCTTCATGTGCATGGGGAACCAATCTTTAATCATAGGTGCGTCTATGCCCTTGCCACCTACAATTAAGTTTTCTATTTTTGCTGCAAATTTACTTGCGTTATCTTCTAAGGATAGTGTTTGAGATTCGTCTATACGTTCTAAGTCTAGCTCGTCGTATGGTTTTCCGTTTCTGTCGATGAGAGTCGTCTCGTTGCCAAACATAGGATAATCTTTCGGTAGTCGGAACTCTTCCATAATCTCGTTGCCTACCCTATCTAGTTCAGTTACTTGTTCGTCTATTAGTTTTCTTAAATCATCTAAAGAGTTGCCTGAATCTTTTACAGCTTTTTGTATTCCTGGAGAATCAGCAAGCTTTTCTAAACTTTCCCCTCTCATTATTTTATTGGCTATACTTTTTTCTTCCCCTTTAATAGCTAGAGGTAGTTTATCTCTAGGCAGTATTTTCATAGACGTGTCCATTCTATACATACCTGATTGACCTTCTGCTGGTATTAATACTTTTTGACCATTAATATCATATAAAGCAGAACGAGTGGTGAATATACGGTTTGTGTCATTAGGGTCAAAAGAGTCTCTAGTAAATTCAGCTAAATACCCTGTACCTACTTCACTGTGTCCTGGAGCTTCAAAAAGTCTACCATACCTTGGAGAATCTAAAGCAAAACTGCGTTCGGTGTAGTTTAATAAAGGAGCAGTTTCCATACCCTCTGGTATTGTTCTTGCTGGTTCGTCTACTTTAGGTATATTAGGTAGGTACATAGAATGTCCAGCATACATACTACCACCAACATCTTCAACACCAAACTGAACTTCCATCTCTTTTATTGTTGGTTTATTTTTACCTATATTATCTAACACTTCTTGAAGGGTAGCTTTGGTCTTCATAAGTTCTGGAGGAACAAACTCTTTTACTTGTCTTTGAAAACCACCTACAGCACTTGGTGCCACTTTTGATTCAATCTGTTTGAGTATATTTTCTACAGGATAAGCTTTGTTGAGGTCAGAAGCTTCTGATGCAAACTTGACTACTTCACGTTCTAATAGCGTTTCTACATTAGGTCTACCTACAGTTGCTGCGTCTTGCAGTCCTATGTCTCGAACATCTTCTCGGAAGTCTGATGCTTGTTCTAATTCAGTGTTGCCAGTTCTAGTTCTAAAAGCTTGAGTTGGTTTTACATTAAGTTCGCCCTTGTTTCGTAAATTTTTGACCATACGTCCTATAGGTAAAAACGGTAGTGCGCTTAGTCCCATTATACCAGCACCCATGACACGGTTGCCTTCATCAAATATATACTTGCCTTCTCGTGCACCTTGCACATCGCCAAAGCCTGGAAGAAACTCTGATAAAAATGTTGTACTACCTGCTAGTTGTTGCGCACGGTAATTATCTATGCCCATGTTGCGTAGTAAAGTAGCTATACTTTCTTTTTGTTTTTCTAACGGAGAAGGATCATAGGGCAACAGTTCCTGTTCTCCTGGAGTTGCTCTTAATCCGAGTTCCGCGTCAGTGTATTCAGCACGACCTCCTAGATTAAATTCTTTTTCTGGTTTGTATGATTTTCGTATATCTTCGAGTGTTCCTAAATTAATTTCAACAGGTGCACCTTGACCTTCTTCACTACCTAAAAGACCTGCGATACCAGAAGCAATATTCATCGGAATATTTCCTCCTTCTCCTGGCATTATATTTGTAGCAAATCTTTCAAGTCTACCAGATTGTTCTGCTTGACCTTTACCTATATT